CCTGGCCGTCAGGCGATGGCGTAGGGATGTCAAATGCGACGGCTTCAAACAGTTTCACCCGTACCACCCGACCCGTTGATTGTTCATCAGCATGTCGTAGCCCATCGGCGTTGACATAAGTTTCGCTTCCGTCACTGCGTCCCGGTTCTCGTATAGGTGCGCAATCAACATCAACATAGCCTGCCGAATGCTTTCGGGAATGTCCGTCGATGCGTCACCAAAGCCAGCAACGTATGTGATTTTAATGGCGTCCGGTCGCGTGTCCGCTTGCGGCCATTGCGCGCCGTCCTTCGGCTTGCAAACCATAAAATCGCCATCGCGCCACAACTCGAAATCCGCCAGCGCGGCTGTCTGCAAAACGCCGTCTGCGTCGTAGTATTCCACCGATGTCAGCGACTGAACCGGCGTCATATGCAGCCGCACCCAGCCGGGCGATTGGTTTTCCCATTGCGCCCAGGTTTGCGTAATCATCGCACGACCCAGATCGCCCAACCCGTCAACGTGTGCTTCCGCCGTGTGGATCAGGCTTGCAAGCAATGTATCGTCGTCGTCGCTATCAATCCGCAACTGTGCCTTGACCTCCGCCAAGGTCAGCGAAGCCGCTGCCGGACCTGTGACCAGTTCCAACGCGGTTGTCACTTGCTGGCCTTCTCAGGCTTGGCGCGCGAAACAGCCTTTTCCGGCTTCACAGAACGCACAGGCGCAGCCGTTCCGGCCTCAATCATGCGCTTTGCTTCGGCGTCTGAAACCTCGACTTCATCGCCAACATTCTGCGAACCCATCGCGGTTGCGCGCGCTTCCAACAGTTTTACTTTCATCGAATTGCCCTCCTAAACGGCTTGCGAAATGGGCCAGTTTCCCGGCCCATCCCAAAACCGTTTTACGCCGCTGCAAGCGCGAGGTGCTTGACCGCCGCCGTGTCGGCAAGTTCGCCGTCAAAGCGGATGTAACCGGCAATACCAAAGCCCGGCCAAAAATCCTTGTCCTGGATTGCGCCGATCAGCGGGGAGCCAACCTTGCGAACGTAGTATTTCGAGAAATCACCGAACACCATCACGCGGGACGAAACGCCAGAACCCAGACCAGCCATCGCTTGGTTGATGCTGTAGTTGTAGCCAAGAAGCGTTCCCGGCACACCGGCCTGCACGTTGCCCATCTGCCAGAGGTAGTTGCCCTGCCCGTCCTTCAGCTTGCGAATGGCAGCAAGCGTGCTGTCATTGAACATGAACCGAACGCGCGGCCCCATGCGGTAAGCAGGGTCAACGGAGTGCAGGAGGTCAATGATTTCGTCAGCCGTGATGGCGTTGGTTGCCGCTGCAACTTCGCCCTGCGCCGAAGCCGTAACGATGCCGTTCGGATCGCCCGTGCCGTCGCCTGTGGTCAGTTCAAGGTTTGCACGACGACCAAGACGTTCGCCAAGCAGATTGCCCAGAATGGTTTCCATCGCAAAGATGCTGTCGTCGGCAAGTTCCTTCGAAACGCGCAACCATTCGGTGTTGAACGCATAGGCGTCCAGTTCTTTCTGACCAAATGTCACGTCAGAACCGCCGTCATCCGTCAGCGTGGTGCCTTCGGTATGCTTCACAACGGCTGTGGTCGTGTCGTCAACAGTCGGCATGGTGATCTTACCGCCGCCAGATGTCACGATTTCCGTTGTTACGCCGGGATCATACATCGGCCCCCAAGCTAGCATGGACTTAACCATGATGTTTGCCAGTTCTTGCGGCACGGTGTAACCGCCCGCCGCTGCCGTGGTGGTCTGTGCGCGATGCTCGATCTCGGAAAAACCGCCCTGACGTGCTTCACCCGGCTCCATTTTCGGGCGCTTGGCTTCGCGTGCCGCACGTTCTTCGGCTTCTACAGCCTCAACAGCGCGCTTTTCGGCTTCTTCGAGCTTGGTCATGCGCTCGGCGCGTGCCTCGATGGTGGAAACCTCTTCAAGCGCCTTATCGACGGCCTGCTCGGCCTCTGTGCGCTGCTCTGGGGTTGCTTTGTCGTCAATGCTGTCCAGCATCGAACGGGCCTCAGTCAGCGTGCGTGCTGCCTGTTCCCGCAGTTCTTTGATGGTCGCCATGATAGGCTCCTTCTATGGGATTGGACGCCTCACGGCGTTCAGGTGCGCTTGCCTAAGGCGCGGTTCAGGCAACAGCGGGAACCGCTGTTATCGGATCAGCTTGCGTTTCATCCGCAGCCGAAATTCCTGTGCAGTCTCGCAGGACCGCGCGGCTTCAAGGGACCGCAGCGCGATTTCCGTTCCGTCATAGGCCGGTGTTGTTACCACCGAGACATCGTAGAGAGACGCCCGCTTGATCGTGCGCAGCGGCTTGTCTCCGCTATCGTCCCATTCCTGCACATCGGGAAAGAAAGCGAAGGACATTTTGTCCAAATCGCCGCGCTTCATCTTGCCTGCGATGGACTTCACGTCAGGGTCATCGGGATCAAGGCTTGTCTCGATTTTCAAGCCGTGGTCGTCCTCGGAAAGCCGCAGCGTGCCAGAACGTGTGCGCGCGAGCGGCAAACCCTCGTGATTGATGAGAAAAACCACGTCATCACGGCCGATCGCCTCAGAAAACGCGCCTTTTTGAATTACTTCGCGGAACATGCCGCCGATGTCTGTCTCTTGTCCAAAAACAGCGGCATAGCCTTCGACTTTGATGCCATCATCTTCGGCGCGGATTTCAGCGGGAATGCCCGCGCGGATTTCACGGTTCATTTGTCACATCCCCCGTTTGAGTTTCCAGCGGCACGGTTGCGCCTTGGATGTAAAGCCGGTCGCCGCCTTCCAGCGGTTCGCGATTGTCCATCGCGCGGGCTTCGTTCGGTGTAAGCTGGCCCGTGTTGATCGCCTGCGCGTTGCCCTCCATGCGGGTTTTGTAATCCCCGCGCAGAAGCCCATCGACGTTGAATTCGACAATCCGCTTTGACCCGCGACCGAAGAACTTGAGGTTCATTTCGGCTTCAAGCTGCTCAAGCCACCGCTTCATGGTGTGCTTGACGAAGTGAAGATCCTGTTGTTCCGTGTTGCTGAACGTGCCGTGTGTCAGGTCTTGTAGGAATGTCGGCGGCAGGCTGTAAATCCGCGCGATTTCCTCAACGGCAAAACGCTGCGTTTCAACCAACTGCATTTTATCAGGGTCAGCCGACAATGGGCGCAATTCGTGGCCCATCGGGATCGCCAAGACGTTGCCGCCCTTGCGTGCCGCTTCTTTCGTGGCCTCTGCAATGTTCTCGGATGCCCGAGCAGCCGACTTTTCCGACCCGAACGGACCTTGCAGCGTAAACGCCGGAAGCCCGTTGTTCTTGAACAGCTTCGACCCGTACTTGTTCGCGTTATACGCCTTACCGATGGCAACCGCGCACTGCCGAAGCGGCGAACGGTGCTTTAGCAGGTCGTCGTGAAGCATGAACGTAACGTCCAGAACATCCGCTTGGTCGAACCGCTGTGGCTTGCCTTGCACGTTGATTTCGTACTGCTTGCGGCCATTTTCCAGCCGCTTCACCGATGCTTTCGGCAGCGGGTAAAGGTCAACCGGACGACCCAAGCTGTCCCGCTCGATATAACTGACAAAGCGGCCCTCAGTGAGAACCGCCGTCATCATGTCAAACCGCCACTGAAACGATGAATAGTCGTCATTCACCGCGTCGTGCAGCATCATTGCCGTAGGGTTTTGCGTGGTCGGCTTGACCCGCTTTTTCGCCGTGGTGGTCTTGTCGTAGACGTGCAGCGGCAGGCCCGCGATGGTGCCTGCAATAAAGTTGACCGCAGCCCAGACAGCCGGAACGCCCAACGCTTCCTCGGTGCTGACCGTGGCCGTCGCGTCGATGCCGAAAACTTGCAGGAAGTTCGGCGCGGATTGCGTCACTTGAACTTCGCGCTTTTCCGGCTTGTCGCGGGTGAATAGACCCATTAGCCAACCTCCAAAGCGAACGTCTCGTCATCCCAGGGCGACGTAAGTTCCGCTTCCTTGTTCTTCACGAACCACCCAAGCGCCATAATCAGCGCAACCGCCCCGTCGATCTTGTTCGCGGGCAGTTCCTTGCGCGGGTATACGTTGTCTTTTGCATCGAAATGACCGACCACGTTGCCGATCATCCAATTCATCACCGCGTTGCCGGGATGGTGTATGCGCCCCTCGCGCATCAGCGCGTCCAGCGTCTTGGTGGCCTCGGACATATTGGCAACCGTCTGGCGAAATTCCTCCGCCGGAAAGCCGTCGCGTTGCAGGTTCGTCACCAAGTAATTCGCTTGCCAAGGGTCCGCGACAACCGCCGCGATGTTGCGGCCTGGACATTCCAGCCTGATTTCGTCCTCAATCACCGCGAAGTCGATTGTTTCGCCCGCCGTGGCTTCAATATCGCCCTGCATTTCCCAACCGCGATACATCGGGTGCCGGTCTTCCTCGATTGCCGCCCTTGGCAGGTAGAAGCGCGGGAAAACGTAGTAATGATCCTTGCCGTCGATCATCCGGCGGTAGACATTCACTTTCGCTGCCATGTCAATTTTAGACGCAAGGTCCAGCGCAAGAACGCTTTCGTCCTCGGCAAATTCCAACTCGTCCAGCGCCTTGTCCTCGCACTTCCGCCAATGCTCCGTGTCGAAAAGCGCGCTGTTTGCATCGACCCAGATATTCAGGTGCTTCGTCAAATAATTCGCGCGGGCTGTCGCAACCTGCTGCGCCTTCGATGCGGTCTGCATGACCACTTTAGGGTCAACCGAAACGCCCCAATTCGGATTGGCCTTCCTTAGCGTGTCCTCGGAAAACGGATCGTCGCCTTCGTCAACCGTGTAGACAATCCCGAAGGTCGCCTCTGCCGCGCTGTCCGTGGCCGATCCGTTCAGCACTTTCAAAACGTAATCGCGGACCTCGTAGCAAATCCCGTGCTTGTTGCTGCCCGCCGTTGTAATCATCCAGAGCATCGACTGCGGACGCTTGCCGATGCCGGTTTCCAGAACGGCCGTGACTTCAACCCCGAACCGCTTGCGAAACTGCGGCATTTTCCGTGCCATCGCTTGCGCATCCCGAAACACGATGCGCGCCTGATCCCTCGTTGTCGCGGCTGAATAGACCTCTGCGCCCGCTTCGCCATCTAACGCCAGTGCATACAATCCGACCGGCGAAGACAGCGCCGATTTGCCGTTGCCCCTTGGCACCTCGATATAAACCCGGCGAAAGCGCCGGTTGCCGTCCTCGTCCACCCAACCAAACACCGTGGTCAGTGCAAAAACCTGCCAATCTTCAAGCCGGATGTTCTCGCCACGGCTTGCCAGCGGTCCTTTGATGTGCGGCGTCAATTCTATGAATTGGCAAACCCGCGAGGCTTTTTCCTCATCGAAGACATAGCCCGAAGGCGGCGATGCCAGATCGTCCAACTGCCTTTGGCACGCTTGGCGCACATACTTGCACGCCGGGATTGTTCCCGCGACAACTGCCTTTGCATATCGCGCGGCACTGCGACGGGTGCGGCGCGGTCGATCCAATCCAGCATGTCGCTCAAAATCGCGCACGTTTATGCGCGGAACGTGATGGATGGTTGTTGCGTCAGCCTTACGGCCATCTTTGCCCCAAGTGCGCAGAACCCGTCATGCTGGAAATAGCCGAGAAGAAAGCGCAGAAGAAATTGCAAAAATCCGCTGTGAAAGCGGGCAAAGAACATGCACTTACAGCTAGACTCGCAAGATTTGAAACCGCCCTAAAAATGCGAGCGGACGGATGCACATTTAGAGAAATCGGTGAAGCTCTTGGCGTATCCCCATCACGGGGAAAGCAGATATACCATCAGGCCGAGCGGCACGAGGCCAAGAAGGCACGCGCTGGTTAATTCACCTTACCGCCAAAGTCTGCAAACGGATCGTCCTCTTCCTCGTTATCCGCAACATGGACCTTCGACCGATCAACCGGCGTAGCCCCAAGCGCCGAAAGCGCCATCCGGTAATTGCCAAAGAACGACGCGGGCAACTCAGCCGTTACCCCGTCCATGATCTGCGCCCGCATCAAACAAACCACCTCAACCGCACCACGATCCTCGAAAGTCAGCCACGGCAATTCATCCGCAAACACCGCCCACGCCTTCTTGGCAGTCGGCGGTAGATACGCCGGAGCCTTGCCAAGATCGCGGCCCGATGGCTTCGGCTCTTTGCGCGCTCTGTGGCGCTGTGGATTGTGTGCCGCCGCCCCGGTCAGTTCAGCCTTGGCGCGCGGCGTCCTCGGATGCGGCATGTTATGTTATCACTTTTTATGAAGTGGGGATGTGTGAAAA